TCATGGACGGCCGGATTCGGTTTGGCTGCGCTCACGATTGAGATACTCGAACGCGGTACATCCCAGGTACTCACGCTGCGCTTTTGGTCGCCAAAGCGTTTTGGGGTGCGGCGGCGGGACGATCTCCGCCCAGCCACGCCAGACGAGGCCACGAACGACTGTCCCACTGATTCGGTCGTGTCTGAACTCGATTCCATATTTGAAAAGGGCGTCTTCTAAGTCGTCTCGCCAAGTGAAACGTTCACTAAGTGCCCACCATCCGCCCGTAGCTGGACAACCTTCGAGGATAAATGGGCTACCACCACCACTGATTTGATAAATCGCTAGCATCCAAGAGACTGAGGGGAATGTTAGGTGAATGGGTAGTCCACACAGCAAACGGAAGTAAACGGGGTAGCTCTCGGGCGACATAGTGTTCTTTTGGACACTGCCGTCCACGACCTCGGCGAGCCGAAAATTTACCTCACGCCTGACGTCCTCTAACGATGAGCGACTTGGCAATGAAATTGGTGGGGCTAAAGTGAAATCGAAGATCCATTGACAATGAATCTTTACGCCTCTTTCGTCGCTCGATGCCAATCAAGTCCACCGCCTCCACCTTAACCCTCGAGCCTTTACGCGCTGAAGTTGCGCTGGGCGAGTATATCGAGTTCCCAGAAACGCCAAAAAATTCGCCGTTGCGTCCCAACAAGCAATACTACGTGGAGGCCCTGGGTGACGGCACGATGGTCGGGATTCATAACAAAAAGGAATACCCGACCTTTTTTAAGCTGTTTACCCGCTACAAGCAGCACCACAAGTTGGACCTTCAACTTTACATCAGGCAAGTGAAGCCCGATCTCTGGCTACTAATCCCCCAAGACCCGTCCAAGCCGAAACCCGGAAGCCTGCTCGACAGCGATTTTCGAGAGCATGGGCGATATAAGTGGTATGCTGAACAGCTTAACAGGGGCGAGGTCGTAACCGTAAACACAGAAGCGGAAGCAACGAAATGCCGCCGTGCCTGGATGCTCTATACTCGCCCAGAACAACGCAGCGATCTTCGTGCGCTGATCGAGCTAAAAGGTAAAAAATACAGCGTGTACGTGGTGGGGCTTTGATCCGTCTAAGGATAGTACGACAATATGTTTCAGGGGTGGCTACCCCTTTCAAAAAGCCTCGTGAAGCAGCTCAACATCATTTGATTAATATCATGACAAAGCGCGAAACGTTAGAGGCAAAGCGCCGGGCGAGTCTCACTCGATCAGTTTTGATACCGCCGTTCAGTATTATTTCAGCCGTGTTATTGTGGGTGTGGGTTCAACCCGAGAAATTTAGACAGTGATTCCGAAGCAGGAAAAGCGCGTCGCGCTTAGATGCCCTACACTCGAATCGACGACCTCACAGCTTTGCCGCCCAAAAGGGCCGAAAACATCACGTATTTTGTACAACCACTGGTGCAAGTTGCCTTGCGGCCAAATGATTAAAAATTAGCAGCTACAACAGCCCACATCAAAGCACAACCGCATAAAATTCTCAACAAAACCATCAATGACTCCAAAGGAGCGAGCGGATCTATTAAACCGTACTGGGCGGGTACATGCTCAGCTAAATGCAGATAACCTAATAACAGTTTATGCGGACTACGCACCCGCATTTTTAAAAGCTGGGGCAGCAGATTGGGTAAAACTGTTTATTGGGGGCCGATTCAGCAGCGTCAAACTTGAACTAGAAGCCCTTGACGACGACGATCTTAAATTCCTCGGAGACGCCATGGAAATTCAGCATCTAAATTTAAAAGGCAATAAACGGGTTTCTGGAGAATTACTCGTAAGTTTACCAGACCAAATCGGACTAAAAACCTTAGACATTGCACGGACAAGCATCTCCAACAGAGATATTATCACGCTACATAAATTCCCGAAGCTCGAGACAGTATATGGTCACAAGAATCAGTTTTCGAGCGATTCTATTGCAGCTATTACATTCCGGCGACCAGAACTTAATTTCAGATTAATTTATTGATTCCAGCAACTTGTCTAAATGCATATCGACATCCATCGCAGCTAGCTGTTCAAGAGGAAACCGCCGTCATATACAGTCTCAGGTATAAGCCTTTTCAGCTCACTTTTTAGACCCTCGACATCAATCGCCAGCCCCTTGCAGCGTCACCCCTTGATTAAAGCCATTTTAAATCTACGCCTATTTAATTTCACCGCCAATATTGTCCACGAATCTATCAAACCGGGCAGCTGAAACGTCACCTGTACTTAAGGATAGTCTCATTGTAATCTTACCTCGTATCAAGTGATCTAAATTGGCAAATTCATAGCCGTAACTAGAAGAAAAAATAAATACGCTTGAATAATGTTTAACTTGCTGATTCTCCCCCATCGGCAATTCAAACTAATATCGGGAGACAAATGAAACATATCAAAATATCGTTAGTAATTTGCGCCTTTTTGGCGCTTTTTCAACTGTCCTATAGCCAGGAAACCGTCGACGTAATCTACGTCCGATCCGGGAACGCTGCCTTAGATCAAGCAACGGGCGCAGCAATGGCGGGTGTTGTCAATAACCTGAACAGCGCGGCTGCTCAAACCACGGGGGATTATTTTGTGCTCAAGGTTGTTGATAATTTAGATGAATTAAACGACCTGACAAGCAGTCCTGATGCCGGCGACTCCAATTATGCAGTGATGCATGGAAATTATGATCGGGAGACGCCTTACAGTACGCCCACATATCAGGGAACACTATCTACAACTGCTGGACCCGTGGTAGATACAACCTGGTACGCGGAAGCAAATGTCGACGCAACATTTCATTGTGGCATGAATCTTGAGTACGATCCTAGGAGCAAGGAAGTTGGCACCATATATCCAGATACTGTAGGTAAAGACATTGCGGCTGGAGAGGGCGATATAAATTACCAACCTGTCTACCAAATGGCGCCAATGTATATCGAAAATTAAGCAGCAAGGGAGTAGTCGACGTTTACTACGCCACTATTTCGAGATCAAATTGAAGCCGAGGCATAGAAAGCGGCGCCTCTCAGCCGTTTTCGTCCTCGGCTTCATCGTAAGCCAAGATGGCCTTCCTTGAATTCTTTAAAACGGATTATGTAGTTAATGGAGCTCATCGCCTTGGGTTTGGATGGGCAAATCCTAACCACGCAGCAGCATTTCTCGCCTGCATTACTCCGTTATTCATACCGCTCGAAGGATTTAAGGCAATAATTCCTAGAGTTGTAGGATGGGCTGGAGAAGTCGCACTATTACTCGCAATTTCTTTAACATTTTCGAGAGGAGCTATTACAGCAGTCGCGATCGCATACATTTGGTATGGGCTAATCCGATCAAAAGCGCGCGGCAACTCCATTCGGCAATTTGCAGATTTTGTCATTCCACACTTAAGCCTTCTGCTGATCTCGGCGTTGGCGATCGGCGTATTTAGCAGGTTTATAGAAATCGGATCCGACAAGTCTGTAGCCAACCGCCTCCAATTGTGGGCCGGCGGCCTTTGCCTTATAAATAGCAGTCCCCTTACTGGGTGGGGGCTCGGCGAGTCCGGGAACGCATTTCGTCATTGGGTTCAACCATATTCATCCAAGGAACTTTATGGAGGGATGGTTAACAGTTTCCTTCATATAGCCGTAGAAGCCGGACTGCCTATGTTCTTCGTGGTCACGACCTTCTTGGTGGCCCCATTTGTCTTCTGTATGCGTTCAAATGAGGACGACAGCGCGTTTGATACATACGTAATACAAAGTTTTTCGTCAGGTTTTATAGCCTTTCTTGCCGCTGCATTTTTTTCTACATTATGGATGTACGCTTCTATTGTCTGGTTACCGCTAACTTTCGACATAATTCTCTTACTATTGTTTCTACATCGATCGGTTAGCAGACAAGATTACGCCTTTCTAAGAACCACTGCGCTTTGCACCTTGGTTATTTCCGCCGCTGTAGCTACCTGCATTTTCATGCTTTCCTTCGCGTTTGGACACGGTGAACGCTGGAAAATCAAAAAAGGGCAAGAAGGGCAAATTTATCTAATTAATCGCAATGCACGTGCGAATCAATCAATCTGCTTTGTCCCCGATAACCGGAGCTTGGGATTAGACTACGGTAAGGAAATACGCAAAACGCTTGAACTTTTATCACTGGATTCGTACTCGGTAATAATATTCCCCGCCGATAAGGCGTATAAGCCCTCGGACGAACAAATCGTTGTGGCATTTGGCCCAAAGATAGTTGATGTTCTTATGAGGACTAAAGGTAAGTTTATCATTGCCGTTGCTCCTACAGGTCCGGTAACAAATAGCACAGAGGTTGCGAATATAAATGCTATAGGTATTCCATCATTCGATCAACTTGGATTCAATGACCAGTGGCTAAAATATTGTTCAGCGCGAAAAACACGAGTCACGGTTCTACCTAGCTGCGGTCAAGATGTACGGTCCACCTGGTGTTCATTTTTAAAAGACGCCTTAATAGGATATGATAAGTAAGAGAATATACACGCATTTCATTGCACTACTCTCTTGGGGGTTTAGTTGCCAAGATGTACTAGCGACCGACAATAAATGGCCATTTTTAATATCAGCGGACGGTAGTCCTATTGTGTCCATATCGGTAGGGCCGCCCGTTACAAAGGGAATCAAAGCCCCTTATCTGCGCCACCAAATTGAGTACGATGGCTCCACATATTATAGTGCATTTCGGCTAATTGGAGTCTTGTCGTACCTAACTCCGCTCAACGATGACAATTTTTTATGGGAAACACCGGGCGGCGAGTTTATAATTATCAGTAAAACAAAGCCTACTTTGGCGTTTGGCCGGTCTTGGATGGTCCGAGACGCAGCTCCAGAAGGTGCCTCAAAGCAGATTGAGAGTTCGGCTGGCGACCTATATTCATTCATAAATTGCGAAGTGATTTACGCCAAAACCGACCAATATGAGCTTACTTTTGAGCGCATCGCGAACACTATAAAAATCTGGAGCGGCCAATCCCGGGAAGTACCAACTATAGTATTGACACTAAACAACAGTCATCAGCCCGTTGGCATCGTTAATCGAGGCACCTTATATCGTTTGTCATATAACGAAAATCAACAGCTAGCAAGCGCGGGCAGATCCGAAAACCCCGCTAACGCGATCTATATCAAGTACGAGAACAAACTTATTTCGCGAATAGGTGATCAAACAAATCGATCGGATTTTATATGGGGCCAGATGAAATGGTCAGAATACTATAAACCAATTACGCCCCTTCCTCCCATCGTCATAAACGACGGCCAATGGCGATATAGTTTCACTCGTGACACTTATAATATACATGCCGTTGCCAACAATGAAACCGAGGCAGTTAAGAAACGCATCCGATGGACATTAAATCTACGTAGTAATCGGATCCTTACTAAGGAGGAGAGTAACTGAGAACTTCTTCCTGCACCAAGAAATCCTAGATATTGGGGCAAACGCGAGACCGGGTTATCTTACTGATCGAAGATCACATTCACAGCGCGCTGGTGCCTCCGTCTAATTTACGGGCATTTAGAAGTTCTACTTCTGCGCGTTAACCACCGTACCAGCAATTGCTCCTTTTGTTGCGACAGCCAGATCTGAACGTAATACCGCCAATTGTTTTTCATCCAAGAAAGTCGCTGCTTTGGCCAGTACTTCTTGGTCAATCTCGGAAGTATTTGTTGAGGTATTTGCTATACTCGTGCGTCGCCGACGAGTTTCTGGGTCAGTGCCCGAATATTTAGTGATGAGGCCTGCTAATGACTTTACCTGAGAAGGATTGAGCGGAACACCAGAATATGACATGTCTAGTGCATACGTATTTTGAATCAACTGCAGCTCCGGTTGCATTTTGGAAATTTCCGCTATCTTGTCGAAGGCTGCTTGACCAACTAAATTCACAAGATCGTCATTCAACTTTTTCTCCGCATCCTCAATTAACGCCTCCGTTTCGTCCCGTGTTAGCCGCTGCTTACGAGCTAGCTCCCGGGTGTCAGCTGCGGTTGAAGTTCTTTCCGCCAATATATTTTTTACAGCAAGAAGTTTTGTTGGATCTAGGTTGAGCTCCGACAAATATGGGGAAAGAGCCTTTTCAACCTCCCGTCTAGATCTTGCAGTGCGCAGCTCCGGGCCAATTGCAGTTTGAACACTGCTAGCCTTCATAAACGCCTCGTCTAATAACTGCCTGGCCTTTATCGCATCTTCCTTCTTTTTTGCAAGTACCGCCGGATCTTCACCTTTCTTCGTTACCAAATCCTTCCCGGCCGCAACATCATTCGGTTGTAAAGGGCTAGCCTTTTCAGCCGCTTGGCTCGTAATTTTTACAACGTCCTTTTCCCGGGCAAGACTGCGTAACCGAATATTATCTATAATAAGGGCCATAATCGCGAAGCAAAGGATAACAATATAAGATTTTTTCATTCTAGCAACTTGTAGTGGATATGCTGGTTTGGCTGGCACGAACGGATTATGGCCACCTTAGATTAAGCGCGATCGTCTTTCTATCGAATAGAAGAGAGTAACAATTTTGCGCTACGAGCTTGGAACGCGCAGATATTTCGCCCGTCGATCCCAGCACGTCTTTCGTCATTTTTAAAAGGCTTTTCTCTATAGGCGAATTGGGCTGAACATCTACTTCGTCGGGCATTCCAGGCTGCAAACTTAATTTAACTTCCTGGGCCGCTCCCGCTTTTTTACTCAAAGGAGGAAACTTTAGAATTACTGCTTGATCACCATTTTTAAAAACTGCGAGTATGGTTCCATTATCTAATAGAATTGAGGCATCTATTTCAGTCGGCGATAATTTACCTATCCTTTCCGCTATGCCTACGTCCTGCTTCGGAGACTCGCCGAAAAGGCGTGGAATCAAAAAGGCTAATGAAACTGCTCCCAGGAGGCTAATTGCGAATCGGATATTCATGGTAGTAAGTTTTGCGATCACAGACGGGCACTCTGCCACCCCCAGTAAACGACATAAACGTGAACTTGTTGTTCTTGTAATTTCTTTAGTTTTCAACCGAAATGTTTTTCAGGGAACTAACGCCATTTATTTGCCACAAGGGACGGGGCGCTGTCACTTAATATACGCGCACTCGCTCTATTTATTAATTTAAAATTCCCTTCCCCGCTTATCTTTATGTTGTCATTGACAGCCGTTTGCCCGACACTTCCGTTAGTGGGCGCTTTGACAGGAAACTTTTTCTAAGGTCTCTTAAAATCAACCGGCGGGATTGGAAAATCGTTCGCAACTTACTCTGATACGGCCTAAATTCTATGATACGCACACAAATACTCCAATATTGCGGACTTTTTCCCCATATATTGTTCGGATGCGCGATAGCCTATCTAAATACACAACCTGCTATAGCCAGTCCAGATCAATCGGCATCTGCCGAAACACAGGTTCTCTCCATAGCGTCTGAACTACTTCCTTGGATTTCTGATAGAGCTCCCCTTTTACTTTCACCGGACGGAACTGAACTATTGACAAAACGTGACCTTCCAAATGGCAATGCGGAAATCCTGCTGCAATATTTTGAGTCCGGCGAACAAATTGGGCGCTATGACGAAGGCAATCCATTACTGATATTGTGGCGACCAAAAAGTAAAATGATGTCGTTTGTTAACGACAATAAAGGTGACCATAAATTCCAGTTAACTTTCTGGACGCCGCGGGACTCTAAAATAGCTGTCCCAAACGTGCCTATAATGTCGCAGGGGTATAAAACAATGCGGTGGTCGCCCGACGGCCGCTATCTTGGCTTTCGCATTCCAACTACCGATTTAACCAAAGAACAGCTTTGCTTATTCGACATGGAGAAGCCTTCAGAAGCTCCCAAAACCATTTTTGAGGCTGAATCTATATTAGATTTTGCTTGGTCGCCGGATGCCAAAACAATTTGTCTTTCATTAGAAGGCACTGATGGTGCGCTAATACTTTTGGACCCGCAGGGTAAAAACCTAAAGACTCTACGAGTTTCTCGTGGACAGCGTATTAATCACGTCACTTGGTCCCTCGATGGGAAAAACGTGATCACAGCATGTAGGACGGCGGGACGCGGCGACTTCACTGTAAGGTCTGTTGACCTCGACGGCCGCTCAAGTATCGTCGCGTCGCCGCCTTCTGGCCGCGTAATTGGGACTGAAAATCCGTTACCTGATGGTCGGTTCCTGTTCGATTTATTTGGCGAAGGAATGGCCATCCAGATGATTGCGGGCTTAGACACAGAACCTCATCCTTTTGTCTTTCCCAACGGTACAAATTGGTACGGATGCTTGGAAAAAACGCGCAATTCCCTTATAATTAGTCACACAAGCAGTACTGAGCCGAGGCAATTATATAGGGTAAATTTGACCGATGAGACCGACTACAAAGTGGTTTATAAGACGCCCGGCACAGAAAATATTAAAGGCGTAGAGCCACAACGCCTATCAATCCCACTAAGGGAGGGAAACTTGCTAAATGCATTGATTTGGCGGGCAGATCGCGGGAAGAACCGAGGTTTAATCATTAGGTTTCCCACAAACAGAACCGATAATCCTTCATCCGAATTCAATGGAGCCGTTCAATACCTCGTCAGCAAAGGTTTCGATTATATATCCTTTGGATTTCGACCTCAAAAACTTGAAGATCCAACGATCTTCAATACTGCATTAAACGACGACATAAAGGATGCAATGGAATTGATCGAATACGCCAAATCGGTCATTGGAGTACGGGCGGACAAAATTCTACTTTTTGGGGAAAGCGTTGGTACATCGTTCGTAATTCGTACTGCCGGCAATCTATCTGATAAGCAAGGAATCCTGGTTCTCCGGGGTCTAGTTGACATAGTAAAGGATTTCAGACCTATCCCGGATAACCAGTACAAGGTCACCTTATTACAAGGAGAAAACGACCCATTAAAACCAATTGAAGCAGTTAACTACATAAAAACAATTTTTGGCCCTGAATCTTTAGAAGGTAAGAGAGGCTTCTGGATGACTTTATATGGCGAAGGCCACTCCCCTCGCCTGCTGCGATCCCATGCTTCGGTCGCTGCTTCGATCTACACCATGTTGATATCACAGGACTAGTAAAGCGACCCATTATCGAGGTCTCCCGTCGCAAGGTGGTATTTTGGGCCTACTGCTTAAAATATCGAAATTCTAAATGGTCGCACATCTACCGACCGATACTGTGAGCTCCTTACGAGACCTTAATAGGTGGCGCTTTTGCATGCCGATGATTTGACCAAGCTAAGGTCACCAGGACCGCAACAACGATTGCCGCAACGCACTCGGCATAATTTATCCAAGTACAATAAAGTATTTGTGATAATCCAATTCCTACGGCAGAAAGTATTCCCCCTAATATAAAACATCCTTGTGTGATTTTACCACACATAAATGGAAGACCAGCCAAGATCGTCAAGCATCCGACGCCAGCCGCAAAAGATAATGCCGCGCCGCCGAAAAATACATATCCCACAAGCCGACGCGTTTCCGCTTCTCCCTTCCTGCGTTCATCATCCACCGCAGCCTTCCACTCGGCCTGGGCTCGTTCCCATTTCGCTGCATTGTCCTTCCGCTCCTGTTCGGCCGCGACTTGCGCCGCAACGAGCTGCGCTCGCAATTGCCCCGCCTGAACGTGCGCCAGTGCCCATCCTTTGCGTGCTGTCGCAATATCACCCGAAAGGGCGGCATCTACGAGCGCCTGTGCTTCGGCTTGATCGATTTCTGTCGGTTCCGGCAAAAAGCCAGAGGCAACGCTCAAAGCGCCGGAGGTTGCCATCTTGGGCAGCCCATCGGCATTCCGCTCGTTGGCGTTGATTGCGGCTTTGACCGCAGCAGCGGCCTTCGAATTCTCCGCTTCCCCGATTTCCCTGTACCGCACTTCGGAAGCTCCGGGCGCGGCATTTACTTTGACGACCGCGGGAGGCTGAGCGCACGAGGCAACGAACAGTGCCAGCGTGATGATGGACAGAACTTGTAATGACCGACCTGATACTTTCATATAGTTCAAAAATTAAAGCAAATCACCGAAAGGGTGCCGCGGATCAGCTGCTTCGAATTATCTAAAAAAGCTCCGCTGGAATTGGTCCCCCGGACGCCAAAAGTAATGGTCTCGGTCCCTGCTAGCCCCGCGAGAGAAAGTGTCCCTTGCGTGCCAGTGCTGCCGTATCCGTTCAAGGGCTCCACCTGCTGCGTGCCGTTGACGTAAGTCCACGCTCCGCCGTCGATCTGATACCAAAGGGAAACGTAGTGGTCCAAGACGCCGTTAAATTGGAGGAGAAAAACTGGATCGCTGCGCCCGAATCGATCGCGAGCGTAGCCACCTCCAGTTTTCCAACCGAAAAAGTTAACGGTGATGACCGGCCCCAGACCACTGCTTACGTCGACGGCCGTACTGTTCGACTGCGCCAGGACGGCCGGAAACGTGCTGTCCTCATGCTCTGGGTCGCTGTGATTGTAGATTGCCGCCTCGGTTGCGATCTTGCCCGCGGCAAGTCGGCCGCGAATTGTGAGATCGTTCAACTCCCCCGAGCCGTCCCCGCGGAAGATAAACCCAGCAAGTCCTGGTTCAAAATTCGCAGAGCGAATGATTCCGTTCACGCCACCGCTTAAAACGATCTCTTGGGAATCGATCGCCCCCGACGTGATTTTCCCCGCTGCTAATTCGCGGATGAAACCGTCTTTGATATAAACCCGTGCAGGATCGCCAACCACCTCGAAGGGAACTTCAGCGTCTTTGCCGTTCCAGATCTGGAACTTGTCTCCATAAACCAGAACGTAATCATAATTCCCGCCGGCAGCGGTCTGGAGCCCGTAAACGATGCCGCCGTTGTGCTTGAGAATGGGCGCAAACCGTGGAGTCCACCCTGCCCCACTCCAGCTGAAGGTTTTATTATCGGCGTCGGTCTCGACCCACACGTCATTAATCTCAACCGCGTAGCCGAGAGAGACTGGATCGACCGCATCGAAGAAATAAATCGATCCGCTCTCCCGCACCGGTGCACTCCAAGAGCCGAGAAGGTGACCGGTCTCAATCGATTTATATCCTTCGATCACCCAAATGGCACCAGCGCCACTCGGCCGCTCAAGCGACCATCCAAAGGGCAGATCAACATTGGATGGCGGCGTTGCCGGAACATTGGAGCGCAGATAACGCCGTTCTAAAAACTTGTTCTGGGTGGGCTGTTCACGGTTCAGTGAAAAGCTGAACGTCCAAAGGGCGCAGTCTTCGAGCGGACGCTCTTCGCGCTGCGTTCCAGGTTGGAGTTTAAAATAGGCGGAAACCTGCTCGGCCGCAATTTTCGGGAAATCAGCATGCTCGAGAATCGTGAGTGCATTGCGTCGAATAAACCACAACTCGTCCCCAGCGGCAAAATCCCGAGCTGGCGTGCCCTGGCGGGCGCGTAGGGCCGTCACGGATACCTGATTTGCGCCGCTCGCAATAAAAGCTTCGCAGCTAAAAATCTCAATCCAGCCCTTCCCGCTTGCGTCGGCTTCAATCTGCCCACTCCCAGCAATCTTTAAAATGACCATAAGGAGCGCGTCATCACGCGCAGCCGCATCCCCAGGATCTTGCCCAATGATTTCTCGGTTTAGTGGATCGATAAGGTCAACCACGACTGGCCCCGCCGCATCAACGGCGAACGCCTGACTCAACTTCCCACGAAGGGCATAGGAGCGAGATCCCCCCACTAGTGGAAATGCGCCCGAAAGGTTTCGGTCGTAGTAAACCAAAAAGTCGACCACGAGCCCACTCGGACGAGACGAGAGCACCCCAACGGCAAAGTTTTCTGCAACGAGTCCAATCGGCACCTCAAAAAACCGCACAAACTGAACATCGGGAATGGCAGCCGGAGGAGGTGGTACCGAAGGAATAACGGGCGCAATAATGGCGACCGGTTGAAGCGTGGGTTCGATTTCAACCTTCAACGTCGCCGAGCCCAATTGCGGGCGAGTGATGGAGACCAGCCGGCAAACCTGCTGGAGCTGCGCCCCACCCGGTTCGGGATCGATGTCGAGCTTCAGGTGTTGTCCCGGCTTTAAGTTTTCCGCCACCACTCGTCGGACGGGAATTTCTCCCTTCGCACCGGGAACGGCGAAGCGCCGTCCGTAACGATGCGCGTGTCCGAAGGCTTGGCCTGCCCGGCAAATGTGCGGACGCTCCAGTGTTTCCGGATCTCGCAGCGAACGCGCTGCTAGGGCGCGAGGATCGTCATACCTTTGCGACGGCCGGCTTTTGTAATCTTTGTCTTTATCGGAATAGATACAGACCCAGCTGGTCTTAACATCGCGCCACGTCTCCGAGTCCCAGCTCGGATTTTCTCCGGCCGCAATCGAGCTACTGTCGATTAACGGCAAGACCGTGGGATCGATCGTCTCTGGTTGCGGAAAGAATCCTGCTTCGCAGGCACCGGTTTCGCGATCGGCGCGCAGCCACCCGTCGCAAAGAACAAGCAGATCGTCCGCAACCTGTTTTAACGTCTTCTGCTGTGTTAGGAGTGTGGATACGTAGGTTAATCCGCTTTGCTGGAGCGCCGCGTCAGCGGACGCTTGCCAAGATAACGCCTTGAAGATCGATGCGGGCAGCCCTTGGCCGAACCGCTCGCTGGTTGCGAGTTCAGCGAGGATCGCATAGGGATTCGCTTGACCATCGGCATCGAGTTCGGCCGCACTGCCCCCGATTAGGCTCTGTTCTGGAATTGCCGATGCGACAACCTTCACCCGGTTCGCGAAACTGCGTTCCTGTCCAAAGAGAAAGTTCTCAAAGACGATATAGGATTGCCCAGTATAGGCGGGATGAGCATGGCCTTGGTTGTTGCCTGAGACCGTCAGCACAGGGTCAACCGTGAACTGGTTAGCTAGACCCCAGTAATAACGTGCAATTCCCCGTCCTGGGATTGTGATGACAACTGGATTCGGCGAATTTTTCCGGTAAAGCGGTCCCTCCCAAATGACTTTGCCGTCGAGTTCAATGGCCCATAAAATGTCGGTCCGCCCGGCGCGAACCCGCGCGGCGATTGAGCCGAAATTATTGTACGTTTTCGACGCGGCAGAGCCGCCTTTGCCGCTGCTCATTTTTTCGCGGGTCTAGTTTGCGGTGCTTCGACCGCATATTCGTTATATACCGGGCTCAGCCACTGAACGCCGATTTTGCGCGTTCCTGTCCAATAGGAGGCGACAATTGCCTCCTGATAGGTCGGCTCCACGTCGGGATTGATACCGGACAAATTAAGATTGTCCGCACTGGTCGACGCATTTCCCCCAAAACTCATGGAACTACCCTCCAGACGACCAGAAGGCGCTTACTATAGGTGGGTTCGTGGATACTTGCCTTAAAGACACCCACATTTTCAAAAACGTGGATGAAGTCATTCACGCCCAAGTAAGTACCCATATGATGAATACATCCTCCAAGCTTGAAACCAAGCACATCTCCAGGATGCAGCGGTTCGTTTAAAATCCGAACAAACCGGGGATGCGCATCCATGTAAGGCTCAACCAAACTTGTCTTATTGTGCTTCGCCCAATTCATGGGGGCACGAGGAGGGTCGAATACCTCAACCGCCCCTGTTTCGATCTGCAGCGCCGCGCAAAGCATTTGGCAGGACACGCCGCCACTTGGCCCTCTGATCCGACTGTTTTGAACAAAAGGCGTGCCGAGCCATGAGTTTGCCGCCATGCTCAATTTGCTAAGTTTTTCCGGAGTATTGTACCAAGAGTACGTTTTCATTTTTTCCCCGTTCCCGCGGTTTTTGGCGCTTCGCCGAACGAAGGATCGCCATTAGGAACAAACGGCGAACCCCCGAAATTTTTTGGATAGTTCGCGAACTTGTTTTCGCATTCGTTAACTGTTCCCGTGCATCCAGGAGTTAGATACACGATCTCCCCTACACTGGGTGGGTTTTTGATCGGAAACGACAAAGTGAGGGTAAGATTGCCCTCAAATGGCGCGGTCGATTCGTAAATTGTACGGAGCCACTGGCCGGCTCCGACTCCACCATAAACTTTCCCAAATCTAAACCAGCCCAAGTCAAACGCCGGGAGGCCGAGAGCCCGCGAGATGGATCCCACGACCAGACGAGCAGCAGAGGGCGTGTACGACACCACCACCGCGCTGAACCGCCAGTCTGCCTCAACCAAGCCACAGGGGCCGCTATAGAGTTTATAGGGGCAAGTCGGCTGAACGAGCATCGTCGGCACGTTTGCCGAAAACGTGCTCAACTTGTGCGTCACTAGAGCGGTGAGCTTCGGCCCGACTTGGCTTGGGGAAGTGACTTCACCAATAAAGAGCTGCCGCGGTGCGCCTGCGATGTTAGCCGAGTCAGGCGAGCACTCCAAAATTTCCAGTTCAAGGGGAACGTCGATTGAATTGGGAAAGAGGAGCAGAAGCGGATTGCCCTCAAAAGCGCGGGAACGCACCTTGACCGACGTGCGCTCAATATCGAGCGAGTCCTCAATATCGGCGTGATCGATATGCCCTTTTCGAGAAATAAAAATTTCTCCAGCGGCGTTGATCGTACCCTCGAACGAGGTGAAGCGGTCGATCACCGTACCCAGAGGATACCGTTGATAGAACCGGTACAGAAACGCTTTCGCTGGCAGAGCGCCGTAGGTGGCGCTAAGCGTTTCTCCTGGGGCCGTTGAATATTCGTCTGAGGTCTCGATAAACTGAATCTGCGCCGAAGCGACGAGGTCTGTGTCGAATTTCACCTCCATCTCAGTTTTTCGAAAGCGAGCGAGAAGCAGCGAAACGATGCCGACTCTTCCTGGATAAAATATTCCCGGAGGGGCATCGAGCGTGACCTCGTTTGCGGCAATTGACAGAATCCGCCGCATGACGGGGGCACCGCCTGGCGTCACAAACGCGATGAAAAGATTATCCCCGAACCCGGCCGCGTGGTCGACGGTGATAACTGAACTTGAATCCGAGGAGGGGGCCGCGAGTTTGCATTCTGCAAGTGCGCCCGGTATCCAAAAGCTCTCTACGTTTCCACTGCGCTTGTGGAAGAAACCTAAAAGTTGAGCGATTTCCTTCCACCCGATCAGCGTAAACCCTAGCTGCATCGCTCGCTTACTTTTTTGAGGATAGTAAACTTCCAAACTCTCTCCACCAAAGCCCAAGTCGTTGCGCTCCACCTCAACGCTCGCGCCTCCAGCCGCGACGGGTTTTGCCCAGTTGGGTCGAATGGGAAACACCTGGGGGAGACGGTTTGAAACTGCCGGGCCGTCAGCAAAAACCGTGTTGATCGGTTTTAGGGAAAATGCTCCAGCCGACGATTGCTTGAACTTTATATCGCACTTCAGGAGTTCGTCCGTGTATGGGACTGGCTCCGGAGCCGCTTCGAAGTAACCTAGAAGGAGAGGCACGCGAATGGCCGCGAGGCTCGGTGCCATTATGACAGGCGCATCGGTTACGTGCACTTCGTAGGCCGACCGATCCGGCTCAAAGGTAAGCCAGATACCCGCTCCGACCCGAGGCGCTTCGCCTGTCCCCGAAACGTACACTTCGCCGCCCGGTATAGCGGTGTAAACCTCACTACCGGGCACCGCAATATAGACTGAGCCTCCGGTATAATAGCGGTGAGCGGCAGCCCAAAAGGGACAGAGAATCCGCCTGTTTTCGAGTCGCTGGAGGCCCACGCGAAATTCGGCACTTTCCCGAAGAGAAAGAATTAGCTGAAACGCGAGACGCGTGCGCACCGAAAGATTGAGCGGGGTGCGGGATTCAAGTCCCTCGGCCGAGCCCTCAACGTCGCTCATACGCGAAAAGAAGGCGCTCATACCGGGCAGCCAGTTGGCTCGTTCGTTTAGGAGATAAACGTCCTCTCCCTGAAAATTTAGAGGAATCATATTAAATGCCAGTTAGCTCCGTCAGAAAGGAGCGTGCGCTTGTCCCACTGCGTGTTCATGACGAGATCGCCCGCGTTCCCGCTGATTTTTTCCCCGGACTGAGGACGAAGGGTGACCGTGCTGAAGGGAGAAACGCAGATGACCCGTTTGATTTTCCCATTGTACCCTACCGCGGTCTGCAAATTCACGACGCAGGTCCACTCCGCTAGAATCGTTTCATACTCGGGCAAATCCATGATCGTGCCGGTAAGAAGGTAAACCGGAACGCCGAGGTTCGTTTGTGGGCTGGCATCGCCGGAACCGTGATTGCCGAAAACTTTTAGGCCACTGATTGAACCCGTGCCGGATACAGACCGGGTCAAAAAGGACGCTGCGCCGCACGAAGCAAGGGACGTGTCGTTGTCCGTGATTAGAACGTCCGAGATGTGATTGGCGGGCGAATACAGGCTGATCCCGTAAGTGACCGCCCCTACCATCGTATTTCCGCGAATCCGGATCACCTCGCACACGTCCTCTCGCGAATCCACGCCAACAAACGACGTGCCAGCCGAGCCAGGAACCGGAGCCGCGCCCATTTTTAAGAGGCAATTCTCCACGAGCACATTGGAGGAATTATGAATATAGACCGGACAATTGTTGCTCGTGATCGTGCACCCGCGAATCCGAACCCCGCTCGATTCGAGGATATTTATCATCCGCTGCCAGCTATTTTGGACCGGCTCCAACTTGCAGCCATTGATGTCCACATCGAAAACACCTTTTAGAAGTATTCCCTGGCTCGTATCGAATCCTCCGATACCGCCGTAGTCGCTCTGTTCGTTGGTTACGATTTTAACCCCGGTAATGAGGAGTTTATTCGTGTGCGACGTAACCGCGATCGCAGTCTTGCAATACTTGATCGCCCCACCCGTGACGCTGACGTTAAGCGACACGTTGGACAGAACGATTCCATAGTTATTTACCCAGTCGACTGGGCGGCCGTACTCATCACGTCCATCGAGCGTATTACCGGTGAGCGAAATCGCATCGGTCGAGGATACATCAATGAAAACCCCGTCATTGCGCCCATCGACTTCGATGCAGGTGTAAATCGCATCTTTGATGGTGTTGTTCTCAACCGAAATTCTGCGGGCAAAGCTGAGCGAAATTCCCAGAGTGCAACTTGTAATATTGTTATCCGAAACCGCGCTATCGTTGACGCCTTGGAGTTCGATCCCCATTTGCCCCGCTTCGACGATCGTATTGCCGCTGATCACGTGGCCGGTATACGAAAACTCCTGAGCGTCGGTTGGCGTGCCTCGGAATTTGATCGCACCCGAACACCATACGTCATCAACAGCCGTCGACCGTGGACTACCGCTCGGAGCCAAGGGAACAGTGGGAAACTTTCCCGCCTTAAAATGATTATCCCGAATTTTTACCCGTTTAGGCGAAGGTCCGGTGTCTCCCGAAAAATACCCATAAATCGCTGCATAATAACCCGCAAAAACGCACTCGCTAATATGGATATTGTCGCAGCTTCCCAGCAGCGTAACCGGCCAGTTAACGCCTTGAATATCGCAGTTAAAAACCTTCCCCTTGACGCAATCCACAAAATGCAGCGTGCCCGGGTGAGTTCTAGGACTGTAGGTGTCGAAAACATACGTTTTCGGAAGGAAAGTATATCCGCCGCCGTCAATCGTTAGGTAATGGAACTCGACGCCTTTGCGACCCGAGACAGCGAACTTCCGATCCTGCCCCGGAGCATTGCTGATGATCCTCGATCCTATCCCAATAATCCTGATCCGATCTGCCACGATCGCGATAGGGCGTGTTATTAAAAACGTGCCACCAGGTGGAAAAACGATCGTGGTGCCTTCGGGTGCGGTCGCAAAGCACGATGCAACTGCGGCCGTGTCATCGGTGATCCCGTCTCCTTTCGCGCCAAAGTTCGTTACAGCTCTATAGAGTGGCTGGTTTGGAAGAAGCGAAACCGGAGTCTGCTCGACCGTGCCGGCCGGCGTCACGGTGAGAAGGTTGGATCCGCTGGGGAAAGAATTCCCGACCGGAGCAGCGGTCAGGGTGGTGACTGGAAACGGGTACTGCATTAGTAGAACCCGTGCTTTCTGGCGATCTTGAGGATGTAGGCCTCATTTGCCTCGGTATCGGCCAAGCGCTGCGCTTCGCGGTCACTGTCGACTACGATAAAGCGGGGGGTGAGGTTTACACTCGGAGCCGCCTGCGAATCTGACGAACGGCTGCTGCTCGTCGGCTTTGCGTTTACGATCGGACCGTGATTCACCATGTCCTCCAGGTACGCGCCCCCGAAATTCATCGCGTCTAACCGGTCCACACCAATTCGCGAAACGGTCGGAGCGCTCAACGTGTATTCACCATTGGATACACGAATCGGGATACTATCTGAGCGAGAGCTCCCGGGCCCGGCATGGTACCCCCCGTCTGCGAAGCCTTTGCTGACTCCGTTCACCAACGAAAAACCCGCTGCTAGCGCTGCTGCCATCGCCGCTGCGCCGAGAAATGGTCCCACGTAGGGAATTGACGCCATGGCCGAAAACGCTTCGACCGCGCCTTTAACAACCGATGCGATCGACTCGGCTACAATGACTCCGATGCGAATACCGGCTTGAACGACGGAGATCGCGGTTTTCATGATTTCACCGGCAATGTGGGCCGCCGTGCGGATGGCTACTTGGACACCATGGAATACCGTCTCTGCTAGGTGAATACCCCGGCGCGTAAGCGAACCTACCAAGGTTGTGCCGGTCCGTGTACTCTCACCCGCAACGCTTGCGCCTGTTTTTGCCGCTTCGGTCGCAGCATGGCCGGCTACTTCTCGCTCGTGGAAAAGTGCACTGATTCCCGCCATCACCGTGTGTTGCACGAGCCACTGCGCTGCCATGTCGGAAATCGCTTTCACGACCGATCGCGCGAGTCCCACGTAAATCGATTGAATCGCCTGCCCTACCGTTTCCGTCCGGTTTAGCAATCCCTCAAACCCATTTGAAACACCTCCAATCATCACACTGACGGAGTTGGCTACGGCTCGTCCAAGAGTGAGAAAATTGTTTTGCGCTTCAACCACGCCCGCCTGCGCTTCCTCAAGCGGCGTTTCCGGCGTCGCATTCTTCTCCGCCACTGCGGGGATTTGCGCCCGGCGCTTTTTGAGTGAATTAACCTCCGCTGTGATGGCCTGAGCGGCCGCTGCGTCTTCGGTGTGTTGCGCCACCAGTTCCAGCTTGGAAATAATCGCATCGAGTGCGGCTGGCTCTTCTTTGAGAAGAGCCAGAATTTCCCTCTGTTTGTCCTGACGAGTTTTGTATCGATCATTTTCGATCTCCGCCTTTTGCGCATCGATCTGCGTCAACCTCTCCCGCGCCTTTTCAATTTCCAACCGAGCGGCCTCGCTTTCCACCGCATTGAAATACTGCGTCAGTTCACGCTCCACCGCCTTCGCCTGCCGCTCGCTCTCAGTCGCAATTTTTTCCTTCGTCGACGCAATCTGCGAAAGAATTGGAACGAGCGCCTTTTGACGTTGTTCTTCAATCAGTGCGATCTGATTTGGACCGGTCGCACCAAGTGATTTGGTCGCGAACTCGCGTTCGGTCTCGATCCGGATCTTTTCTAAAATTTCCAGCCGTGCCTCATCTCTCGCTCCTACAAGTTCCAGCTTCTGCCTCAATATATCCGCCTTGGAGGCGTTCTTTTCGAGTTCCAGCCCGGCCGCGTCCTCCGCTTCGCGGACGCGTGCGGCCGCTTCTTCTCGTGCCTTTTCTGCGTCGGCGATCTTATTTTGCGCGATGGCTTCTTTGCCCGCATCGTCGATACGTGACGCGGTGTACTTGAGTCGCTCGATCGTATCAGACCGGTCACGAACAACCGCGGGGAAACGGAGGTGGAAATTTTCTCCGTCCATCGACGCCTGGATCTCATCAATCTTTGCCTTTATATCAGCTTTGATTTTTTCGAGATCCTCTTGCGAGCGGGCACTGGGTATCCGCTTTGCCAATTCAATCGCCTCGGCGTCAAACCGTCGACTGACGTTTCCCGGCGTATTGCTATAATCTTTGCGGACAAAATCGACAGCGCTTTTGACTACATTGATCGTGCCTTTGGCCGCATCGGCCAAAAGTTTAATCGCATCGCGAAAGGCATCCGACTTTACCAACTCAATCAGCGATTTAAGTAGGTCTTTATAGGCCGCCGACAATTCCTTGGTCGCATCAGCTGCAACGCTTGCTTTCGTATTCGCGAGCCGACTTTCCAAACGCTCGGTCGAATCCGCAGCAAAATCGACGGCTTCTTTATATCCGCTGAGTTTACCTTGGAGATATTCGTAGAGTTCACCGCGCTGTTTCGCCGCGGCGATTTCCTCGTTGGAAATTCCCAATGCTTTAGCGGCAATAATGCGATTGGCCTGCCCGTTAAAAATGTCAGCAATGTCGCGCGCTGCGCGCTGACCGGTGACTCCTAGCCCGGCGAGAGATCGCTGAAGTGTAGCCGTTAGCTCGATCTGCTTACTAATATCAAAGATCCCGGCCCGAAACATGGCTCGGACGGTCGATTGATAGGTATGAGCCAGGTCGTCGAACGATAGACCGAAATCCACCGACTTCTTCCGCATCTGATCGATCACGTCGGCCGATCCGGTGAGCGCTTCGTTAAAACTCTTAAAGCGCTCGGGGTAAAATTGCCGCAACGCACCCGCGACGCTGATCTGCGCCGTCTCCATTGTAGCGTTCAAGTGAATACCTTCAACGACCAAGGCCTTCAACTCACCGACCGCCGCACTGATTGTAGACTTCACTAGCCCCACGACCGACAAAGCGCCGCCAATCCCCAGCCCTTGAGTAAAACCCGACGCAATACTACTTGCCGCCTTGGACGCATCTTGCGCCGACTTCGCGAACGCAATAATTTCCTCCTGGCCTCGGCGGAGTTCCTCCGTCTTGGCCTTTAACTCCAGCACAAGACCAATCGTTGCGGTTGTATCGCTCATTTTTTCACCTTCACACCCACGGCCGAAAACATCCGGTCGACTTCAGCCGGATCCAAGGGCGGAAGCGGTCCATAGATAAATTCGCGCAAGCTATGCAGGTACTCGTCCGCCTTGTCTTTACCTTCCTCGCTTCGAGCTGCCGTATAGGCGCGGTGAAATGCCCAGAACATCGACAGTTGAGATTTTGCCTCCCGCAACGCTTGGCACTTCATCAGCCGCTCAAGCTGCGGAATCGAATATTCGTTTAGGATTTGCTCGTAACTGCGTTTTAAGACGCAGCAGCACTCATCAAGGAAGTCTTCAAGCCTTGCGCCTTTTGCACTGCTGGGAGCGCTTTCTCCAGATCCTCGACCGCTCCGTACCGTTCTTCGACTTCGCCGAGGATCACTGGAAAATTTAATTCTCGTGCCTTTTTAACTAGTGCCCGGTGGGAGCCAGCCGAGAGAAGGTCAATCCATCCTTCGGGCAGCGGATTGCCCGTCGGTGAAATGCATACGTATTCAAGCACCTGGTACGCGTCCTCGTAGATACCGAGGAGGTGAAAGGCTTGACCGGCGCGAACGATGCGGACTCGAACAGCGAGCGGCGTGCCGTCGGCCAGTTGCACCTCCACGTCTTCCCATCCAAAGATTGCGGCCCACGCGGATGGCTCTAGGCGTTTCTTCGTTTCCATCGGTTAGACTCCGGTCGTCGAACGAATCCCAGCGTTCATGGCATCGATCAGGACGACGCGATAAGTAAGCTCGGTGGGTTTCCCGGGCTCACGGGCAATTTTCCCGTCCGGGAGGAGTTGGCATCTAAACCCGGCATGGACCATCGAGGGAACGTTCAGGACGTCGCCGACGTTGTATTCCATAATGAGACCCCAGCCGGTGAAGAGGTAGTTTTCACCGACGTTGATCGTCGCCGGAGCCGTGTCCGAGGTGGGATTTACACCACCATACCAAAGCGCCTCCAAGTTCGCGTTATAGAGGCTCGTCGTGATCTTATATTCCGGAAACGCCTCCGTGATCGGAAGAGCGACTCGGCGGTTTACTCCGGCGAGGGGGCTTGTAATTTCCGTGGTCTTAATCCCGGGATCAAATTCGCCTTTGCCTTCGGCAAACGTGGTCAGGTAAAGCGCCGGACTATTGAGTGTCGCTGGAGGAAGTGCTCCGCCCAAATAATAAAATTTAAGCGAACCGATTCGGTGAGTGTGTGGAGTACCCATTGTAGTTATACGTTAAATACGACGGTCGAACAAAATTCGCAGATTGTGAGCGTCCCGCCCTTTTCGTTCATGAACCGACCGAACTGAAGGAGGCGAAATTGATGCCGAGCGGTGAGCGCCTGAATGATCGATTTAAGAAGTGAAAGCCCGGCCGGGTCGTGTGGTCGACTCGGTGCGCCGAAGACAAAAACTGGGAAGGTGACGACTGACGTCACCGTGGGATCGTTTGGGTCTACGTGCCCTCCAGTAACGTCACCTAGAATGATACATGCGCCACGAAGATTTAGTCCTTTGTCGATCGCGCTGGAATGGTCAGTGACGCCGTCTTCAATCAAGAAGGGGGCGAAGGGCGCGAGCGATGGGCTAGCAGTCAGCAAAGCGACCACCTGCGGTTGAACATTCTCGAGCGTCATCCTTGTCCCAGCTTCGCTAGAAGGTCTCTATTTTTCTGAACGATGTATTCGTACATGTCGGTGCGATAGAGGTCGGCACCGCGACTGAACGCTTTGTTCACAATCCCATATTTTTCGGCGATGTTTGCCGCCCGCGGGACGTATCCACGAATCGTTACACGGTGAACGTTTCCGTTCGTAGACTCGGCATCTACTCGGCCGACTCCCTTTTGGTTCTTGGTGTAATAGGTCGCCGATTCGACGGCCCCGCGGTCTAATGCTTTGTAGGTCTTAAACTCCTGCGCCATGTATCCGCCCGCAGCGGCTTTTTCTCTTCCCTGAATGGCAAGCAGCGTTGCGAGTGCGCCGAGATTGAGACGCTTGGCTCCTGATGGGACTGATGCCTGTCCTGCGTCGGTAACGAGCGAATAACCGGCGCTTTTTTTCCCCCTGCCCTGCTTTAGAACCTTACCAGACACGCCGAGGAAAACGGGATCAACGAGGATTCGCCCGTTTTTCTCAAAAATGCGAAAGTACCCGCTCTTGTAACCACCGAGTAACTTGAGCGCCTGGCCATAGCCGGTGAAATATCCGTCCGAATTTGTATTCACGGTCCAACCACGAGCCTTCGCCGCTGCTGTGATCGTACCCGCGACCGGCCGCGGCGGTTGGACGCGCATTTCCAAAAGCATCGCATAGTCCACTTCGCGTGCGGCTTTTAGAAGCGCCGTCGACTGAGGCTTACCAGTGAGAGCGATGTAGTCCTCCATCACCGCCAGGAGCTGTTGCAGCGGCCCCTCATTTACCTGCAAAGTGATCCCGTCGCTCATTCGTCCCTCCCTGGTAGCAGCGCAAAAATGAACGTCCCTTTGTAGAGATTGGTCGGATACCGATCGGAAACGGTATAATATTCCCGGGCGCCGGTGCTCATATTCACCCCTTCAAGACTATCACCTCGTTTGAAGGCGGGGGCCGACTGCGCCTCCAGCCACACTTTTAGCGTTTGCGAACCCGCCACCGAGCCCTGCTCAGTCTCTGGCATTTTCACCGGCCACGCGTCGAACGTGACCGATGAAAACGTCAGTTTGATCGAGGCACTGCGCTTTATTGTCGCCAGCGCCTCCTGAAGAGCAGACTGAACCGGGCTCGGCATGGTATTAGGCCGCAAGGACCAACTGAGCGCGGGTTTTATCGCCTACGGCCGAGCCGTACATGAGAGCGACACGATACTTGCTCGCACCCGCGTCGTGACTCACCCACTGGACAAGCATCACCGACAACCCGGTGCTAGGATCGGTGATCTGCGACACGACACCGTTACTCGCTCCGGCCTGCGCATCGACGTAATCATAGGGCAGACGCGCCGCAATAATGAGTGCCTCTTTGGTGCCGAAGACGGCGGCAAGGTTGCCGGTGGATGGCAAATCGACGTATCCAGTGATTCGGAAGCCTGCTACGTTCGGCAGAACGTAGTCGGTGATGATCTCAGGCCGCTGGAAGGTCGCGAGCGATACAATTGAAGGATCTTCGGAGAGGGTTCCGAAATAGTCCTCGTTACAGAGCGCAAATTTGACCTTCGCTTGTACCTTCCGCTTCCGCAACGCCACCTGCTGAGCTACGATGGCAGAGCGATTGAAATTCGCCTGCGCAACCACAGACTTTTGCGTCGGCAGATTATAGTTTGCCGCGGTAAAGAGGGTCAGTGAGGTGTCGAGCATGTCCTTGCCGAGCGCATAAATCGCCCCTTCGGCTTGCTCGCCAAACAGATCCCGGTTGGTACTCGCTAGTTCGCTTACATTGTATTCAAACTGGACATACTGGTGCGCGTTAATCGAGACCGGAATGTCTTGGGTCGACGTTCCACCCGACACGTAGCCATTGTTCGCCGTGTAGGATTGCACCGCAGGAATTCCTCGAGTCCGCGTGATGATCGTCTGATTCAGTTTCGCCGCTGCAGGCGAGAAATCAGTCGTGAACATGTCCAACGCCGGCAAATCCGCTTTGAGGAGCGACAGACTTTGCTGAGTAATCAGGGATCCGGTGAGCGTGCCCAGATTGTTCGCTGCAAAGATCGCCACCGGTCCGGTTACGTTTTTAGCCGCAACTCGTTTAACGTCGACCGACCGCTGCTCCGCTAAGCAAACCAAATCGTAGAGGCTTTCGCGCCGAACAAACGGAGCAAAATGTTTCGCCCAAATCCCTGCACGTTCCCGGGCCAATTCCTCGCGAGCATTGGAGAAACGCTCGTGGGCAGGGAGCTGCGCTGGATCCTTGCCCGCATAGGACGCGAGAAGATCCACGAGATCTTGGCTCGTCACCGTAACACTTCCCGCGCCCCGAGCGGAAAGAGCAGCCTGCACCGCTCGAACTTCGCCGAGTTCCTTCGCGAGCGCGTCTTTCTCCTCCTGCGCTTTCTTCGCCTGGAGGGCGAGCGTATCAGTCGCGGTTTTTGCTGCAGTCTGCGCGGCTGCGATCTCCTTTTTTAGGGCGTCGACTTCCGCTCCGGACTTATGAGCCTCCGCCGTGTGTTTCGCCACAAGGGAAACAAGCGTTTCCTCGGACGCATCTGCTGGGGCACTGATTGCCATAGCAGCAAGTAGTTTTACGAGTAGTTCCTTCATAATAGTAGTTTGTCCCTCCGGTGTCGTGAATTTTCCAATACGAGCGGCGATGAGTGACGGCATCGCCGCGCCAAAAGCCGGTGCGTTTACGAGTCCTCCGGCCGCATGTCCTCCGATTAAACCCAAGACGCGGCCGGATCGTCCTTCCGCTTCAAAGGCTGGGCTGAACGAATAATACGATTTGCCCCGCACCGCCTCCGCTCCCTTGGTCGTCCAGTCGACGTGCGCCAATATTCCGCGAGCGGGATCCCACGAAAACGACTTTACCCATGCAGCGGCTTCGCCGTCCTCATGATCGAAATCGATCCAAACTCGCTGGCCCGATGACTGAATTTGCGTAAACGAAGAAGAAATCGCCCTCGCTGCTTGTTCGTCACAGATAACCGACCCCGTGAAGGTTGACCCGTCCAGGGTGCCCGCGTTGATCGCGTGGCGCCCGGCTGGCATCCATACAATGGCCTCGGGGAGCGGGTTTTCTGCCTTGTCGGGTGTCGTCAGCTGCGACGGCGCAGCGAAGGCGATAATTGGTTGTGTACCCTTTGCCTGGATACGTAGGCGCGTTTTCATGCGGCTTTCCTTTCTCCCATACCACCGCCCGCGGGGGCAGTGCCCACCGCGTCGGGTGCTTGGCCGTTTAGCCGCTCTTGCGCGAAACTGGAAATGAGTTGGCGCGGGATCTTCTTTTCCTTTGCAAGCTGGTCGATGAACGCCTCCTCGTCGGCGCGCTGGGTCAGTCGATCTTTCCAATCCTCGCCCAGTTCACCGTAAAGGTCTTGGAACGTCTTTGCGCCCGCTTGCAATTCCGCGAGCATAGCTTGGGACTCGTGACCAATATCTACGGTCGCACGACGCGGCGGGTGCCAGCGCACTTTTCTGTATTCAACATTTGGAGCGAGTTCGCCGTGCTGGATCGCCCAGCCCACGGCGTATTCCCAAACTTTTTGCCAGCCGATCGCTTGTTCGATCGTATTGAGTTCGTATAGTCGATTGTCGGATTGAACCGCGGCACGAAGGGTCGCCCCACCCCAATTGCCTCGATAATCTACGAGCGCCGCGTAGGAGACACCGGCTCCTTGCACGATCTTGTTGTCAAGCCGGTCCCAGAATCCAGAGATCGCAGCACTAGGCCGATCGCTGCGGGCCTGCGTCACGTCATCACCAGGGAAAAGGACCTTGCTTTCCCCACCGAAGGCTTGCGCATAGTATTTCTCCCGCTCGACCGTGTTGCCCGTCGGTGGAGCGAGCTGCAAAGAGCGCCCAATCATTGGTTCACTTGGCGTTATCGATCCCTGCGCTGTTTTGATGTATTCAGCGCGCGAAGACGCGACTTTCGCCGCAATCATTTCGAATCTCTGCAAGTCGTCTGAGTCGTGCAGATCAACGATCGCTGCGTGAAAAATTGTGATTCCTCGGTACTGACCCGCCCGTTTTTGCCGAAGAAAATGAATAAACCGGCTCGTCGGAATCGGCCGCACCGACGACTTGTCGAATTCGTCGGAAACCAAGTACGCCATCGGGCGGCCGGTTCGTTTGTCCACTAAAACGCCGTCAACAACCCGGAAACCCTGCGCGTCGATAAACTCCGAATCGTAACCGAGACTGTTGATCCGGTGGCCCTCCACGAGAGCGACGGCCGGACGTCCCGAAGGTGTCTCCGTGAGCTCAACTCCGTGGTCACCGTCGACATTTTGACCCCGAAAAACGATCGACTGACATTGCGGAATCGTCCGCATACCGGTCACGTCCGCGCTTTGGCTCCACTCCGTCCACCATTCCAAGGCTGACTTGTTCCATCCTACGTTCGAGGTGGCTGGCGTCGGCGTGATGCCCGCGCCGACCACGTTTACGTCCAGGATCGTCAATACTTTCGAGAGTACATTGGAATTTTTCTCGAAGTACCGGACGCGCCGGAGAATTTCTTGGCGTGAGAGCGCGTTAATATCTTCGTGCGCCGATTGTATAAACCCGGGCAAGTAGGACCGGTTGAGATTCCAATACGCGGCCTCATAGCGTCCTTGAATTTGCGCGATCTCCTTTTTTGCGACCCAACGCGTGAATTTCTCCCAAAGGTTTTTCATCGGCAAAGGGAGGTCGAAAAATCCCAGCCGCAGGAACGGACAATCGTTAGTTGTCCAAGCATACCGCTAAGGATTTCTGCATCTGTCGGGCTAACCAGCGAGCCACTGACGACGCGATAAAGGCTAATCAGTTCGGAAATCGCGTCGCCGACGTCCTGAAGTCGTAGTGGTCCTCTCCCTACAGGAACTTCATAACGAGCCATTACTCCTTCGCCGCGAGCCTCGATCAAAATCTTCCCCGCCATGAGTTGGGCAACCACCTCTCGCCTCGCGTCCTTCAGAATTGAAAGGAGCGAAACGCCACTCGCCTCCGCTTGTTCGGCGAAGTTTTCTATCAGATTGCACTTGGTTTCCGTGGTGACTGGCACGGGACCACGCTGCCCTTTTCCTCCTGTCGTTGGCTAACTCGCATAACGTTCCCGTTCTCACCGCCGCTTACCCAAACTTACGCCGAGGTGACTGCTTAGCCAGGCGACGCCTTTTTTGAGCGGGGTGAGAAATCGGGATTTTTTTCCCACCACTCCATCACGTCACTTAGACGCGCCTTATATCCGATTCGTTTGACTCCGGCTCGCATCATTGAGCGTACGAAATTCTCGGATACGACTAAACCGAATTCTTTCTTGATCTCGAAAACGAGTTCCTTCGCAGAAAGATACTTTTGGGCAGTGACGTTGGTATTTTTAATAACATTCATTGTAGCCAAATTATTTACGCCGCTTCTTTATACGTCGCCTCGGTTAAATAAAAATATCCCGCAACAAACGCCGCGGCCATGGCGTATCGCTCGCAGTCCCACAAGTGATTCCCCGCCTGACCGAGTATTTTCCAATACCACTCGGGTGCGTTGGTGAGCGGATGAGGCTTTGATAGCCGCACCATTGAGGCAAGTTGCTGCCGATAGAATTCCGGAGCGTCTTTTGCGACCGTCCACCCGGCAAGTTCGCCCGCGCGAGCTTTCGCTAGCACCTGGGAACTCATCTCATCGGAAACGAGAAAAAGATTGCAGGCGCGTAGTTTTGACCCCGGCGCAAGCTGGGTGGGATAGTGTGCGACCATCCTTCCATTCACATCGGCAGACGCCCGCGCAATGACGTACGCCTTTCGCTTGTCCGGGAGCGTCATCAAATACCCACCGGGCGCTTTTTCGCCTTTAATACAAAACCAGCCATGCAAACAGCAGGCTGTATAAACATCATCGGTGAATTTTCCCGAATCCACCACCACGCAATCGTTGGGGACTGCGTTGTTCGTTTGATAGGCCTTCACCGCTTCCCAGCTTTCGAGCCGGGCGCAGGCATAAAGCCGAGAGCGCCCATCCTTGGAGAACAGCCGCACCAACGCCCAAAAATGCGTCATTTGGCAATCGACGACCAATATACGGATCGCTTCGTCCGCCCACGGCTCACCGAGTGAGTAGTCACTATCTAAATCCGCTAGTTGAATTTCTGGAGGCTCCTCTTTCCATGCCTCAGCCTCCTTCTTCTGCCGAAATTCTTTAAGGAGTTGCGTGGTGCCGCGTTTGACCGCCGCTTTCGCCTGAAGGTACTCGACTGCGATTGTTCCCAACTGCGAGAAATCCGTGCAGATGCAGTTCCAATGAAACGACCAATGGCGCGGCATCGCATCCGGGGCCGGTGGAGTATAGATGCCATCCTTATTAAGCGTGTATCCATTAGCTGGATTCGCCTCATAGAGCTTTTGGCAGAGCGGGCATTCGTATCCGGTTGTTTCCGCGACCTTCCGCACGTCCCAAACACCGCTCTTACTTTTCGCGGCCTGCGACCACTTGACTCCTCCGCGGCTCCCTACTTTTCCGAACGACCACTTCGGCACGTGGTGGGTGCCGCAGTTCGGGCAAAAAAGCTGCCAACGTTGCTTCGTCCCCTGGTGCCATGCCTGATCGGTCTCGTCGCCTTCCAGCGATCCCGTAGAACTTTCTATAATCGTTCGGTTATGACTAAAGCGAGTGGTGCGTTTGTGCGCCGCGGCCAACATTCCCGGCTCCCATAGGTGGGTTTCATCGCAGAGCATGTGCCGAATATGCTTCGACTGCACGTTACCCAGGTTTGCGGCCTGGATCACAAACGACATATGCGGAAAATGAATCGCCTGGGTCCGTTTTTTATTTCGCGAAGATCCCGACGGAAACCAGCGCGACACCCGCTCACATGACTCCAAAAATCGGTTGACCCGCGTTTCCGCAAATTCCTTCGCCGCCTCCTCGTCTTGAGCATACCAGACGGCGAATCCGGGCGCGTTGTCGATCAGCCACGCGAGGAAAACCTCCATGATCGTGGACTTACTTCCGGCAGCCGGCCCAATAATCGTCAACCGGCGCGGCCCCGGCAGCCCCAGCACGCGCAGGGGCTCCACGATCTGCGGTGTGCGGTCCGTGGAAAAGTCGCCTTCCCAGGGTGACCACGCCCCAACTTTGATGTTTTCACGGCCCCACTCGTCGATCGGTCGGCGATCGGCTGGAGCAAACCCACGCGCGAAACGTTGCGTCGCCGAATGGATCATTCGTAGGTCTTCATGTCGCCAAGGATGGCGAAAACCTGATCGAGCGCCTGGCGATTGAGTTCGGCGATTTTCGTGGCCGGCATGCCGTCTTGTTTGGGCGGAAGTTCAGTTTCGAATTTCTGCACCAGAACGGCCCGCGCCTTGGCGATGCACCGATCCTCCGCAGCATGGGCAACCTCGACGTCCACGATTTTACCTTCCTCGCGAGCGATCTCGATCTCAAGTTTCCGCGCCTGTAGATTCAAAACTCGGATACGCGCTTCGCCAATGCTCGCACTCGCCTGCTGCCCTCCGCGTTTGTCGTTTTCTTCCATCCAAGCGCGCAACTCGTGCAAGTTTACTTTTCCGCTGGAGCGAAAGGCGCGACACCCAGCTTTTTCGTAACGGAGAAGGATTTCGCGGCGGATCCCGGTGATTCGTTGAGCGTCGGCTTTTGACTTCGCCCATTTGGGCCACGCCGCCGCGTCTCCCTCGGCTTCGGAAGTGTCGGCTTCGTTCGCTTCCTCGATAAATTTTCGCTCGGCCGGGGTGAGCGGCTTGTTAGCACGTAGTTTTTCCACCGCAGATCTGAGTCTCGCTTTCGCGTCTGCTTCTAAAAGTTGCTCTCGTTGTTGAGGCGTTAGGCTCATGCGAGCTTACGTGGGCTCCCTTTCGTCGCGTCGACCCAACGCTGAATCGCCACCGCCACATATCCAGGATTCAACTCTATCGCTCGGCATTTCCGCCCGGTGCGTTCGCACGCAATGATCGTCGTGCCGCTTCCACTAAACGGTTCATATACAAGATCGCCTCGTTTTGAGTTGTTTCGAATCGGACGCTCCATGCACTCCACCGGCTTTTGCGTGCTGTGACCGGTTTCTGATTTTTTCGGTTTATCGATTTCCCAGAGGGTGCTCTGGCTCCGGTCCCCGCAGTAGTGCCCTACCTTCCCTTTCCTGACCGCATACCAACACGGCTCGTGCTGCCAGTGATAATCGCCCCGGCCGATCGCAAATTGATTTTTGGCCCAAACAATCTGCGCCCGTATATTAAAATCCGCTGCGGCCAGACTCTCCGCTACAACCGGAGCAAACATTCCAGCGTGCCAGACGTACGCCACGTCACCGGGGAACTGCTCCCATGCGTCGCGCCAGTCGGCTCGATCATCGTTTGCGACCTTCCCGACTGCCCGAGCCTCCACTTTCGACCCGTCGGCCCGGATGACTTCGTTTCTCCAGCTGGCGTCGTATTCCACGCCATACGGAGGATCCGTCACCATCAAATGCGGAAGGTCGCCGGCCAGGACACGCTTCACCACTTCCTCGCTAGTGGCATCCCCGCAGGTGATCCGGTGCTCACCCAACTGCCACACCTGCCCGAGTTCAACGCCCCACTTTTCACGTAACGCATCCGCTTGATCGATCTGCGGCTCGGCATCGACGTCGTTCACTGGCTCGTCCAGCGACGCGAGAATTTCATCGAGCGAATCCGGCGCAAAACCCGTCAGGTCGAGATCTATATTCGCGGCCTTGAGTTCGGAAATAATTTTGTCGAGCGCCTCGGTGTCCCAGGTCCCGGCAAAGTTGTTGAGCGTGAGATTAGCCGCTTTTTCCTTCAGAGGGTCCAAATCAACAAGCCACACTTCAGTCTCACTCTTCCTCTGAAAAAGTAGGCATTTTAGCTTCTGGTGACCTCCAACGATGTTTCCCGTCCGAACGTTCACCACGATCGGCTGTAGGTTACCAAATTCCGCAAGCGATTTTGCCAATCTGTCGAGGGAAACTTGGTCAATTTTGCGCGGATTATAGTCCGCTGGTTTCAGGCGACTGAGCGGCCAAATTTCGGAGCGGGGGAGCGGCAGATTTTGCGAGAGTGAGACTTTCGTTTTTTCGGCAGTCATAGAAGGGAAAGGCAGTTGTTTGGCCCCTGCAGAGAAACGGGGCCCTAAAAAGATTCCTTTGGGGGGCGGGGGGAGGGGGCCGCCCTGGGGCGACTCATTATCCACCGGTATCAACAAAATAATTACGGCCTATATTATCTAAAATTCTTGACGGCATTTTTTGCCTACGCCCTTCTGAATATAGACTCACGAAGCCGTAGGTTTTCCGGATCGTTTCAGATCGGTCTCTCCGGTGCTGGCCCGAGGTCAGGAGAGTATAGCTTTGCCGTTAGCGTCTCGCTTGATTGCGCCTTCGCCTGGAGCACGGGCACGCACTGGCTCGCAGAATTCGCGTAGCCTACGAACGACCGCTTCACCGGCTGGCTCTTGAGAGAATCGTGCGACGAGATCAGCGCCGACGTATTGTGTCGTCACTACGTAGGGCCGATGCCATTGCGAACGAGAGCGCAGGAGTTTTAAGAGTCGCTGCTCCTTCTTGTAGTCGAGCGTGTCATTGCCGAGATCATCAATCACGAGGCACGGGACGTGGAACGCCTCCTTGGGCATTTCATCGAGAAGATCCATCGCTTCGACGAACAAGAATGGCACGCCTTCCTCTGCGAGTTTGCGGCAAAGCTGCCAACAAACGCGCGTCTTCGCGGTGCTGCTGTCGCCATGGATGAGAAGCCCCTTTTTCGGCGCTTTCTGCTCGGCGAGATTCCACTCTGCGGCCCAGTCCGTAACGCGTTTATATAGAGCCTGGCTGCCTTTCGCGTTGTCCCAATCGGAGCGGAATTCGGTCGGGCAGAGTTTCTCCCAGGCTTCGCGGTTACGTTTGAGACGCTCGTGATCAATCTGAGCGTTTTGGTAGCACGCATCGCAACAGTTCACCGGATAGTAGCCGGGCGAGCGCGGATGATCGATTGTACGCCACAGCTGTCCCTCAAGCAGCTGGTCGCAAACCTTGCATTTGCCCTCATAGGGATGGGCGTGCTGCTGCGGATCGTCGACGCCGACCATGAAATAACTGACGGCCTCGGCGGCGATGCGTATTGGCTCCGCTGTTACGCGCCCGCTGCGGTCATCGGCATGCGTTTCGTAGTCGGCCTCGAAGGGCGAACGCTCCAGGTCTTCGGGAGCTGCCGTCTCGATCATAAAATCGGTGGGTGAGTTCATCGATTAAAACCCCTGGGAATGGTCGGACTTTTTCATTTGAAACGGATTGCCGCCCTTCCTTGCGGTCATCGGATTGGTGCGACGGTCTGCGCGAACATCGCCGCCCTTATCCTGCTCACGCTTGAGCCAGCCGGTGATGAATTTCATCCACTGCGTCTTGTGGCTCTCGGCCGGGTTGGCCCTTAGCCAAATATCCATCTGCAGCAGCTGGCGCTCGATGTCGCAGGCGGGATAGGCGAGCTTCCAACGCTGTTTTTCCTCGGCGCTGATCCCCTGCCAGCCGTGATCTTTTTGCCAGATGGGCTCGGAGTGCACGACCTCGACTTTGAGAAGTTCCTCCTCGCGCGCCCGCCCGCGTTCTTCTTCTCCTTCTTCTTTCTGTATATATTCTTCTCTTCTCTTATCTTCTCTAGGTAACGCACTATTAACGCTGGTTGCGTTAGTAGGAGCGTTAGCACTAGCCTTACTTTTTGATTTAAATGCGGCGGCTCTTTTTGCTGTAAGTGCCCGCTTTTTAGCGGTTTCCCCATTGTGACGGTCAAAATGAGAAAGGGAGATGTTTCCATCTTCTTTAATGAGCCAACCCACAGCCATCATCGCTTCCGCGAATCCAGCAACTCCAGCCTGCCAGTCCAGTAGTGATATGGTAACGCCAACAGCGTTACCGTCAGTCGTGTGCTCATCAAACCAGCTCCAGATTCGCAAAAGTCTTCCGACAACTGCCACCGGCTCGATGTTTAGGCGCTCGGCAATTGCGAATACCTCCGGCTTATCAAATGTGCACTTCTCAAACTTGATCCAGTTACCGGCCATAACGCCCCCTTCCGGTGATACTTGACCGATTCGCCAATGCGACCACGACCATCCTTTGAGCGATTTGCGCGGCAGGGTTTTTCTGCGCGTTAGAAATTGTTCGTATCATTTTCAAATTCTTGTAGCGATTTTATAACTACTCCACCGGTTTTAGTGACTACGGCTAAACCATGCTGCCTACGTGCCTTGCCGTCCTGCTTTGGCCTAAAGCTGGCCACCACGTTCGCCGTGCCGTCGCTCCACGCTTCTTGCATCGTTGTGCCTTGACCGAGGAACCCTGCGGATTCCCCGGTCTGCATATTCGTTACCCTAAACTCGAAGAATTTTAAGCCCACGCGTAGAATTCTTGAGGGGCGGGCTTTAGTTTCCGTTTGATCCAGCCACTAGGTTCGATCGCTTTTCGCACCGGGGCACCTGGCCAACTGTTCTCCCGGTAGCACGACACAAGACGCGGGAGAATTCCTGGCTCGTACTCGGTGCCGATCAGCTCCTTTTCAGCAAGTTCGAGCAACTCATCGGGCAAACTATAAACCGTACACGATGGCCACTCTTGTTTATCTACCACGATAAACAATCGGCGAACAAACGGGATCTCCGTTTCTTCGACCGCATACTGGCCAGCAAGTGCCAGCCGGATCACATAGCGGTAGAAAACCGCTGCGTGATGGTACCCGAGCTCGCACGCTTGTTTGTCGAACCCCATGAAAGCTCCAGGAGAAATGCTCTCCGTGGTCTTTATATCGCAATCAAATGGGCCGGTCTCAAAACCGTCACTGGGGAGCGTGACGCCTGCCGGGCACCAAAGGTCGGAACGACATTGTACCGCCACCGTGGACAACTTCGCCCGGAACGTCACTTGCGGGTGGCTGGCCTCAACGATTGCTCGAGCATCTGGGTTGCCCATGACCGCGTCATAACAACGGCTGCAGAGCAGGTCTTCGTCGGGACTGAGCACGATTTTGCCAGCTGCCCATTGCTCATTTCGCCAGTGTTTCGCGGCGTCCTTTTTATAGTCATTGTAAGGGCTTATGGATACAAGCGCTTCGAACGCCCGTTCGCCGTAAACACGCGCCTCCAACGCGTGACCAAAATCAAAATGCGCTTTTCTCGGCTCTGGCGTGAGCACCTTTGCAATATACTTCTGATAATACTTTAGAGGAAAATTATCCTTAAAGAACTTCAGTTTGGTATTCGAGATGGCCTTAGAGGAATGATACGTATCTATATCCTCGTTCGGAATCATGCCCAACTGCATGGAGGAAAGGGAATCGTTCACTGGGCTGCTCCTTTCTCCGATGGATCGACCATCTCACTGAGCCGTTTTTTCTGGGCTGGTTCTCGTGCTTCCATAACTTCCCTCCAGGAAGTTTCTCCGTCCTTGATCGCCGAATACAAAGCGCGCAGATCGATTAGCTCCTTCGGATTGAGCGTCGCGCCATCGTGGCCAAGGTGTTTCTTGAGCTGCGCGACGGTCACGCCAAGGGCACCGAAGAGATCGAAGATCCGGAGTTTTTCACCGTCGGGATCTTTCGCATCTTCCTTCTTTTGTGTCTCCACGACCTGCCACATGCACTCGTCAATGATGTCACCAGGGACCAGCCGAAGACCGTTGCTCCGGATCGCTTTTGATATCAACGCAGCCTGCTTATTCAGCAGGTTGTCTTCCGTTGCCTCGACTAAATATACCGTCTCATTTTTTGAATTCTGACGCTTTCCGATGATCGTATCTCCCTCCTTCGGGTTCTTCCGTTCGACCGTTTTGCTCACCGTGATCGAAGACGGATAGGAAACATTCGATTCAAGATCGCTTACGCTCAGCTGCACGATACGTTTCTCCTGATCGTCGAACAGCGTTACAGTATCCACCACAATGTTACCCATTAGGCGGATGGCCGCCTCAGCAAAGCGAATCGAAGGGCCGACGATTCCGTCGCCTATAGGCTTACGATAGCGAGCTACCCGCGCGAAGGATGGCCGCGTGCACTCCTTCAACAATTTCTCCCGGACAATATCCAGATCGCGGGGACGTTTCATCGCGATGACATAGCGAGCTTGGATGAGGGCAGCCGCCTGTGCGGCGACGACGGCCGCAGCGGTTTCCCCGGTTTGGGCCGCAGAAGGAGCGGAAGTGAGGGTTTGTTTTTCTGCAGACAAAACTTGTACGTTCATTGTCTTTTGGCTGTTTTTTTGTCGATAGAAGCAGACAGTTCTCCCGGTCTGCCAGCGGGACAAATTCGCTTAGAGAACGGCGAACATTCCGTGTTTATTGAAGACGACGAGCTGAGCGCCTTCGAGGTACCGCGCCGGCATCGACGGGCGTGCGTCCGCCTCCACGAAACCACGCCCATTGAATTCGATACGAACCAATGGAGCGGCAATTGCTTCAGTGAGGTCCGCTACCGGCTCGCCCACCACAATGGTGCCACAGCCGAAACCTTGCTCGCCCTTGAATTCTTCCCTTCCGCGAGTGCTCTCAAACTTAACTTCGCCGATAACTATCGAACTTTTTGGACCATAGCACGTCGCAGGCTCGTTAGCGAAACGCGTTTGGAATCTCGGCTCGTGGGCCTCTTGGCGCTTGATGTTACGCGTTACGACCAGCTTTGTGCTGGTCTTGACGGAATCGATGACTGAGTTCATTTAACCTTTGTTTAGCTATTAGGTGTTATTAGTTGTGCCTGCCGGTGACACGGCAGGCATTTCTTGTATTCAGGCGTTAGTTACGCCTAAAAATATGATCCGCAGCCGCTCGGAAATTTTCTGCGCTCGTAAGCCGTGGGAGACGATAAAGGGCATACCAAGCCCAACGGCTGCGGGGAGTCCGCTAGGGGATTCTCCTGAAATTATTAGAGCAAAAGACGATGTTCCCGCGATGTTGCTGCTTGCTTTTTCACGCCGGAGTTGCAGGATAGTATTCCCTCCCGCCAAAAGCCCTTAGTAGAGCTTAGCTCCTCTGGGTTTTTAAAGCCCGCTCCTTGAGAGCGGGCTTTTTTTGGGCGGTCGGGCAAGATCCCTCAACCGTATCAGGTTCATGGTGACACGTACTACGACATTAGCCTTGCGTATCGTCGCGCCTTACGGCGTCGGCTCACCGTGCGAGTCGATACTCCGAGAATCGCTGCTTCAGTTGAAGGCTTCATGCCTTCGGTAAGAAGCTCCAGCATCCTTGTCTGTAACTCGGTCGCGCCAGCGAGTTTGGTGATGGCTTCAGCAAGCTTTGCTTGGTCTGTGTTGGCGTCGGTCAT